GAACCTCATAAACATCAATCTGTGATTGAATTAGTTCTAAAAATAGTGGGGTAGCATAACCTTCTCCTTTTCTAGAATCTCCCGCTGAATGTAAAGCATAAATTTTCCTATTAACAACTCGTGGATTCATTATAAACATTGGAGAACCACAATCACCGTCTTGAGTGTCAGCTTTATAAAAGAAAGTTCTGGGTATAGTATAGTCATCAAATTCCTGAGGGGTAACATTCAACTCTCTGGTATACTTAAAAGCAATAGTAGAGTAAGTCGTACCTCTAACTGTAGGAATTTCACAGTAAAGTGAACCTTCTAGTTTATCATGATCCTCAAGAGTGGATATATTTTTCCTAATATCACAGAAAGCTGGAAAATGTTCTGGTAATTTAGTGATTGCTAAATCATATTCTCCTATCTTACAATGTTTGGAATCTTTAACAAATTGTCCAACAGTGGTAAAATTTTCCATCTTACCTTCAGCTTTAGTAATTCTGATAGTGAAGAATTTATACTCTTCTCCTATTCTTTCATATTCAGAAGCTAAAGATAATAAGAAATGTCTGTTGAGTAACAGAAAACGATCACATATGCCTAAAGCTCCCCCTATAGGCTTCACTAAGCCAGTAGGAGTAACTATTTCTAAAAATACCATATTCTTTCTAAATACTTTGTCTTTTATAGATACACCAGTAGGATCACATGATTGTGGAGTTGCTTTCATAGATTCCAGTATTTTACTATAGTTTTTTTTGGTAGTCTTGCCTTTCTTGGCAGATTTAGAGCTATTTCCAAATGATTGAGAAAAGTACTTGTGTAATACGGAATCCTTTTCTTGAACTAAATTGATCATTCGTGATTGAGAAACATACACTTCATCATTATATCTGTATAAAGATATATTATTATCAAATGCAGTTGTCCAATTTTCCTGATTTACAGAATTTATAAAATGTTCTTTAAAATTCGGTTTATCTTCAACATATTTCTCAAAAGGAATCCATTCATCTTTCTTATCATCAAATATCTCCATTGATTCAACTTGATCTATTTGGAAGATGTAATCCTTATATATTGCTGGAAACATCCATTTTAAAAATGCTCCTATAGCTTTGGCTATATATCTAACTACTACAGCAGTTAATAGTCCCAAAGCCAAATATATAAAGAACTTTGGAATTTTCTTGATCCAATTATTGTATTTAGTTAAAGGTGAGCTTGCATCTAGGGACTTAAGAGAATTAGTTTCCTCATAAAT